TCAGCGCGTCTCGCAGGCCTGCCGCTGGCCCTTGGCCGGCGTGTACAGGTAGCCGGGCGTGTCGCCCGCCTGGCGGTACAGGACCGAACCGTCGCTATAGGAAATCGCGCTCAGCGCCTGGCCATCGGCGAGGCTGCGGACATCGCCGCCCAGCGACTGGACGCTGCTGCCGTCGGGCAGCTTGAGACTGGCAAAACCGTCGATCACCTCGAGTTTGCCGAAGTCTCCGCAGTGCAACGCCAGCGGCTCGGAAGCGGCCTTTCCGTCCGACGATGAATCCCCGCAACCGCCCAGCAGCGACAGAACCAACAACGCGGGGAGAACAGCGGGCTTCATCGGGGAGTCCTTTGCGGATGAGCGGAAGACGGGACTCTACCACCTGCCGGGCAGCGGGAAAAACCGCTTCGGCGTACGCTGTCATGCAACGGCAGGCGCACCTGTGAGACAATTCGCCGAATGCCAGGCATCACACCCCGCCTTCATCGCGCTACAGCCACGTCATGACGCTGGCTGCGGCACTCCACGAATGCCCGCAGGATCGACCCATGCTCCAGATGGAGCGCAGCGGAAAGCCGAGAACCGGTAGCAGACCGGTATCGCCACGGTCCAGGCGTGCGTAAGTCCTCTATAGGTAAAGAAGTTGATCTCCACCGCGAATATCACCATGCGATTTTTTTGGCGATAGCTAGCGAGCTGGAGAGCAGTAGAATCAAGGCTTTCAGGCGTTCCGATTCGCACTAATTCGCATCGATTGGTACAAAAACTGGTACAGGATCAGCGGTCCGACTCGTAGGCCGCAACGCCGCTACCGACAGGCCGCCACTCATCCTGCGGCATGCGCGAATCACAGATGAATACCTCGACCTCCCCGCCTTCTTTCGGCTCCGCAGGCCGAATAGCAGCATGCCGGAGAATCGTCTCCATGTCCGGTACGTAGCTGCTCTCCGAACCGTGAAACGACCAGATGCCATGTTTCCCAGCGCTGCCCACCTGGTGGTCGAGTTTCACCGACCAGCCCTTGAATCGAATCACCAGCATCGCCCTGCTCCGTAGGAAAAGGCCGTAGTCTACTCCTACTGGCATGCTCCGTTGGCAGCCAGCAGTTGAGCCTCATACCCGATCCGCTGCCGCCGCTCGGCCAGCAGCGCACGGACCTTGGTCTGTAGGTCGTCGCTCTTCTTCAGCCCAGCCGCTGCCCAGGCCGGCACTTCTACCGCCGGCACTCGGCACGGCACCGCCACCGGCACATCTACGCGCACCGTGCGCGGCTCGGCTTCCTGCCGGCCGGCGCATCCCGCCAGCGCGAACACCACCAGCATCAGCACTATCCTCATAGACCCAACTCCTGATCAATGACCGCCTCGGCGGCCGCACACTGCTCGCCGGCGGTTCGTTCACGTAGCAGGCGCTGGGCTCCGGCATACTGCTCGGCGGCCTGCTGTCGTCCCCGATCCACAGCTTGCGCGGCATCCCGGGCGCGCTGCTCGCCGGCCAGGCGGAGCGCGGCAACCTGCCGGACCTGCTCCGCCACTGCGGACTCCAACTCTCCCCGGGAGGCACGGCAGGCGACCAGATCCGACCGTGCGGCATCCAACTGCGGCCGGTAGTGCCGCGCTCCGATCCAGACACCGCCGGCGGTGCCGAGGCCGACCAGCACCAGGCAGGCCAGCGCGATCGAAATCACGCGGGCCGAGATCACGACAGCACCGCCTTGGCCCGCTCCCACAGCGCCAGGCGCTCCGCCTGGCCGTTCGTGCCGCCGTTGATGCGCCGAGTGATGGCGGCGAACTCGCCGCGGTCGGCCAGGTCGTTCAAGCCGTGACTGGCCCACCACCAGGCCGCCGACAGCGCAGCGAACTCCGGCTGCTCGAGCAGCTCTGGTTCCTGCTCCAGCGGCTGGCCCAGCCCGGCGCCGGCGGCGCGGTAGTTCGACCGGCCGGTGATCTGTAACAGGCCGCGCCCGCGGTACCGCCAGCCGTCGCCCGATGCCTCGTCGCCATTGCCGTTGCGCGAGGCGTAGGCGTTGTTGGCGATGGCTCGGGGGTTGCGCGCCAGGCGCTGAGCCAGGGCGTTGGGCTGGCTGTCGGCGCCGAGGTACCGGCTCGGCCAGGTCGCAGCCAGGCCGCGGGCGCTGTAGTTGAGGTTCTCCACCAGGCGGGTCAACTGGCCGCTTTCATGGCCGATCTGGGCCAGAAACGCGGCGACTCGCACAGGCGACGTGATACCGAAGCGCGTCATCCCGCGGTTCAGCGCACCAACAAAAACGCCGGCGCGAGGGCCGGCGTTCGGGAGGATTTGCAGCAGTTGCTGCTCAGTGATAGGCATGCTGATCTCCAGGCACAAAAAAAAGCCCGCAGAGTGCGGGCTGGTCATAGAGTCTCGGGCTGCATCTCGGGAGGTGCCGGCATCGACAATCGGACATCGATCCAACTGTTGAGCGGGACATCCAGTGGGGCGCCCTTCCCGAGCACCATTTCGCCGTCGTCACTGAGTGTCCAGCGCTGTTTGAAGAGCCGGATGGTGACCGTCCC